GCCCTAGCAATTATTCAAGAGATGATGACCACGTTCCCTATTGAGGCATTTGTTCCATCTGAGAATAAGGTTCTTGTCCGCCCCTGTTATTTTACGACTTTTAATGGCGTCCTTGATTTAAAGGGGAAATTAATGGACGAGCCCACAGAAGCGGAAGAAACGCTGTATGCAGGAATGTTAGGCGAATGCCATGATGATGCGTATAACATCCGCGTATTAGTTATTGATGATGTGGGTAAAGAGCATTCCAGCCTTTCAGGTTGGCAAAAGAATATGCTTCACCACGTTTTAAGAACACGATTCAACAATGGATTGCCTACGATTGTCACAAGTAATATTCAGCGCGATAACTGGGCTGACGTTTACGGTGATGCGACAGGCAGTTTTATTAAAGAAGCTTTTGTCTACATTCCCGTTAACGGAGAGAAGGACCTACGATAATGGAGGCTTTTGTGGATGATGAAGTAAGGTTGGTTCAACTCTTCCTTACCGACAACCAAATTCCTGGACCAAGCGTTTACGAAGTTGGAGTTAGCTATTCAGGAAAAGCAATTTGTAACTGTTCAAGCTTTAAAGGTAGAAAATCTTGCAAGCATTCCAAATTTGTACAGAATCGTTTAGATACCAATAGTGGTTTGTACAAAATGGAGCTTACAGAAAAACCAACAGTAGAAGATGCTGAAAGAGCACGTCGTTCTGAAAGAGATAACAGAGATTTTATTATAAGGTTTGGAAAAGTTGAGGTAGTTTAAAGATGCGCAAAGGGGACATCAGTAACGAGCTGCCAAAGCGCGTAATTGTTACTGCAGATACTTTCCTTGACGTTGAAGTAACAGTAAAAAAAGTTTTAAAGTTTTTTCCTATCGCAACAAAAGACATGAAAATTAATCGGTCTCTACTTAGCCGACTTTACATGTTTTCACAAAATGTTGGATATACCCTAGAGTTAGCTTCGTTTACAATGAATGATGGCGCGTTAGAACAACTAACCAACCACCTTGACCATATGGGTACAAACCCATTTAGGTATTTTACTCATTACGAGTCTATTGAGCATTTAGTCCAAGAACTCCCCTATAGACCAGAAGTTGTTGGTGTTTTGGATTTACCAACTCGCCTGCTACGGTACGGTCACTGGGGATTGGACTTTACTCAAATATGAATAAAGAAACGCTGTTACTTAGCAAGGTTATTCAAGACCGCGATTTAACAAGATTGTTTGAACGCGGTGTTAACGACTCTTGGTTTGTTGATAATGAAGACCGTAAAGTTTGGTCGCTTCTTAAATCCCACTTTACTAAGTATGGCGAATGTCCCAGCATTGACGTTATTAACGAGAACTTCCCTTCCTATCGAGTAGTAGAAGTAAACGATTCAGTTGATTATTTACTCGATGGGTTAGTTTCTGCGCGTCGTAAGTCTGCAACAGTTGCCATGATTGGCGAAGCTATTGAGCAGATTGAAAAACATCAAAGCCACGAATCCGCGTTAATTTCTCTGCAAAGAGGAATTATTCAATGAGAAGAATATGGTTTAAGTAAATCAACAGATGTTGATATTACAGAAGACCCATTGAAATTATGGGACGAGTATTTATTTCGTAAGAACAACCCAGGACTTTTAGGAGTTACCACTGGTTTTCCAACAATTGATGCCGCAACTAATGGTTTGCAGAATGGTCAACTGGTAATAATTGTTGCTCCACCAAAGACGGGTAAATCAACACTTGCTTTACAGATTGCGCAGAACGTTCACCTTAAAGGAAACACCCCAATGTTTCAATCTTTTGAGATGACAAACCAAGAACAGCTCTCGCGTTACGTTGCTATGAGAGCGCGTGTATCTCACACTCGTTATCAAAGTGGCTCTTTAACCGATGAAGAAGAGTCTCGCGTTAAAGCAAAGCTTAATGGAATTGCGCAAATGAGAGAAAAGTTTTGGCTTATTGGCGCATCAGAAGGAGCAACCGTATCTGCCGTTGCTAGCAAAATTCAGATTCATCAACCTGATATTGTTTTTATTGATGGTATGTATTTAATGATGGACGAGAACGGCGAGAAACCAGGCAGCCCACAAGCTTTGACTAATATCACTCGTTCACTTAAACGATTAGCGCAAAGGGTAAACAAGCCAATTGTTATCTCCACACAGGTGCTAGAAAACAAAATGCGTAACGGTCAAGTTACCACCGATGCTATTGGGTATTCGTCTTCTTTTCACCAAGATGCAGATGTTATTTTTGGCCTTCAACGTGAAGATGAGAATGTAGACGATACTCGTATTCTTAAAGTTATTGCTTCTCGTAATTCAGGACCAGCAGAAGTATCAATGCTTTGGGATTGGAACACGGGCGATTTTAGAGAGATGGATGCAAGCGACTTATGACGGTAGAGGATATGGAAGACCTACTTGATAGGCTTGGTATTGAAGTTATTTCAGTACATGGAGATGAAATAAAAGCTAGATGTCCAGCTCATTTAGAACGCAAGGGTAGGGAAGACGCCAATCCATCTTGGTATATTAATGCTGATACTGGAGTTCACAACTGTTTTTCTTGTCATTTTAAAGGTAGCGTTAACTCACTTGTTGAATACGTGCAAGGTGTTGATTCAGAGTTAGCTAAAAAATGGGTTAATAGTGGCGAACGCAATCTTACTAAAGCTTTTGATAAATTAACGGCGCCCGTTCCTATACAAGAGCAAGCACAGCCAATGACAGAATCAATGCTAAGCGCTTTTGTTGTGCCCCCCGCAGAGGCTTTAAAGAGCAGGGGGCTTACACCTATTGCTGCGGAGTATTACGAAATTTTATGGAACGCATCTAATCAAAGTTGGATTCTTCCTATGCGCGACCCATACACTAATAAGCTTATTGGTTGGCAAGAAAAATGGTTTAAAGAACGGCGCTTTAATAACTACCCACCAAAGATAAACAAGTCATCTACATTATTTGGTTACCACCGTTACGACGGGCCTAACATGGTTGTTGTTGAGTCACCTTTAGATGTTGCTCGTCTTGCGTCTGTTGGTGTATTAGGTGGAGTTGCAGTCTGTGGTTCTGCGGTATCTAGAGACCAAATTAATCTTATTAGAGGCGCCAACCATATTACGTTTGCTATGGATAACGACCAAGCTGGACTTAGCTCATCAATGGCGCTGCTTGAGTACTCCAAAGCTATGGGATTTGACTGTTGGTTTTTTAATTACGACAATACAGAGATGAAAGATATTGGCGGTATGAGCAAAGCTGAGATAATGTTTGGCCTTGAAAACGCACGGCATTCAATACACGGGAAAAGAGCTTTCTTATGATTATTGGTCTATCAGGGTATAGTCGCAGCGGAAAAGATACTGTTGCGGGGATGTTAATTGGTTTGCACGGGTATGAAAGCATTGCGTTTGCAAGCAACATTCGTAAACTTTTATATGAAATGGACCCTTTCATTAACGACGGTCAACCCGTATTTAGACTTCAAGATTTAGTTGATTCCCAAGGATGGGAAAATGCAAAAACAACTGCACCAGAAGTGCGCCGTCTTTTACAAGATTTGGGCGTTGGAGCAAGGGCTTTGTTTGGCAAAAATTTTTGGGTTGACCAAGTTTTAAATACTATTAACCCCAACAACCGCATAGTTATCACCGATGTCAGGTTTCAAAATGAAGCCGAAGAGATTAAAAAAATTGAAGGCTCTCAAATTTGGCGTATTAATCGACCTGGATTAGGACCTGTTAATAACCATATATCAGAGACAGATATGGATTTGTGGGATTGGGATGCCGTTATTACAAATAATAACGACAATGATATGCAGGCTCTTATTGGTCAGATTAAGAACCTGTTAGGGTAATCTCATGACTTTTACGGGAACACTTCTTCCGTATCAACCAGAAGCTGTTGACCGCATGTGCGAGAGACAGAAGATGTTGGTTGCCTACGATTTAGGGCTTGGCAAAACTGTTTTAACCATTGCAGCCGTAGAACGTCTTATGGATTCACGTCAAATTATGGAACCAGGTTTGATAGTCTGTTTATCCTCACTTAAATATCAGTGGGCAAATCAAATTAGGAAGTTTACCAATGATACTTCTCACGCTCTGGTCATTGATGGAACGCCAGCAAAAAGAGCAGAGCAATACGAAAAAGCATACGACTGGCGCAGTTCAAAGGTTGATTACATCATCCTTAATTACGAGCAAGTTGTTAACGACTGGGATAAAGTCAAAAAACTTCCCCGAGGATTTGTAGTATTAGACGAAGCAACGGCTATCAAATCGTTTCGTTCTAAACGCTCTAAACAAGTAAAAAAACTATCTAACGCCCCATTTAAATTTGCCCTTACTGGAACTCCTATTGAAAACGGTAAGCCAGAAGAACTGTATAGCATCATGCAGTTTGTTGATAACGATGTTCTTGGAAGCTTTGAAAATTTTGACCGTACATTTATTGTGCGTAACAATTGGGGTGGCGTAGAGCGCTACATTAATTTGCCCACGCTCCATGATGTTATGAAAGAAGCATCAGTTCGTAAAGCGCAAAAAGACCCAGACGTTGCTCCGTTTCTTCCAGAATCAATCCACAAAGACCCAATTAAAGTTATTTTTGATAGAAAGTCTGCAAAGTTATATAGTCGTATACAAAAAGATTTGATGCAAGACTTAAATGACGCGCAAGCAATGTTTGGTGGTTCATTTAATATCTTGGCGCATTACGGAGTTGAAAACCGCCGTAGCGGTCCTGAAGATGAAATGCGTGGAAAAATCATGTCTAAAATTGGGTGCCTTAAAATGCTTTGCTCCCATCCAGATTTGCTTCGTACCAGTGCTAAAAAATATTTAGAAACAGGCGGGGAAGGCTCTGCTTATGCTAATGAACTTGTTATTGATGGCGCCCTAGACGGCGTTGATAATTCAGTAAAACTTAATACCCTTATTGAATATGTAACTAACTTTTTAGACCAAAATGAAGAAAATAA